TGGCCAAAGAAGAAATAGCTCTTGTCTGAGTATCCTCGAATCTGTCAATAAATAATTGATCAGATAAAGGGATAGTCATGGACCTCAATAATAAAGGTCATTGACCCTGTTTAACAGTGTCAATTTCCTTAGCAAGTTTTCTTAAATCAAGATAACTTTGCTCTATTGAGCCATAACTATCAGTCAAGGGATTCTGATGGAATTTCATCAGAACTGTTTCTTCCACTTCTTCGGTCGGAGTAGTAAGGTAGAGAAGAAAATTCTCTGCCAGTAAACCCAACGGTTTACCTTTTCCTACTTCGGGCTGAGAGTTACTGAATAATTCCACCATAATATTAGCGATGATATTTAAACCAATATCATCTCTAATAGGCGGAAGGTGAAGCCCTCACTCCTGGTTAAGCTCTGTTAGAGCAGCCCCAGCAGGAAGGTCACCCCTAATAATTAATATTAGGTAATTCAGAATCTTAGCATTGAACTCAATATACTTTCTATTCCTAGAAGGTCTATTGTGAACAATCCCGAAGAAGTCTGATACAGCCTTAGGTATCGATGAAAAATTTCAACCTTTCACCTTTTCAGCCACTAAAAGAGCTGTAAGTAAGTCTCAAGACTTACCACAGTTCTTTAGTGAACTGATGGGAAAGGGAGAAATGTTCACCCCTCTGTAAATAAGCTGTTTAGCGAATTCACAGAAGTGAGGAGATATGTGAGTCTTCTGGGCTGAAATTTCAACCCCAAGATTCTTCATAATCTCCATATACTTCTGGGCTATAGCAGTTTCTCCTATAAGCACATCATCACCTAATAAGACATATTTAAGTGTCTTATAAGGAATCTTTAGTTCCTTCGCAATAACGAAGAAAATAAAGTGATGTGCTACAGCAAAAGAGGCTCATGATGAATAAGCCCCCATCGGATTCCCTACAGAGTATTTAAACTCTTGGGAGTCTGATATAAAGGGATATCCAACCATGACATCCTCTCATGCTGAAATATAGGAGTCTGGAAGTCTACCTTTAAGGACTTGACTTATTACTGAGATTGGAAATCTATCAGTTGCAGACTTTAAGTCTACACTATAGAAGACCTCTCAGTCTTTAATCTTGTCCTTAAAAGCATTCTGATCGAAGGTTACATCTTGATCTATTTTCTTTAATAAAGAAAATAGATAAAGGTGTAAAGGTTTTAGTACACTTTGACTAAAATAGTCAAGTATAGCTATAACCCGAGTCTTACCCTCTTTATCAGGAAAATAAGATAATTTTCTTATTTTCCCAGATTCTTTAAAATTAAAGAATCTTGATAATCAGATAAGAACCCCTTCACCAAGAGAGTCTATATATGATTCCATTTTGGGACCCCCTAGAACTTTTATTGAAGTTCGAAGGGACTCTGGTAATTGATTAAAATCAATTAACCAACTATTAAGAGCATGACCGTTAGGTCCTGACTTAGTAGTAAAATGGAATTTCTTTCAATATAGCCTCTTAGGAACAGAATCCGTAGCCTTGTACCCAAATGTTTTCCAGAAAGAGTCCTGGACTTGAGGAAGCTGGT